GAGGAAAACAACTTACAGTAAGGGTGAGCGCAAGGCTATCCACTTGGCGTTGGAAGAAGCAAAGGGAGATGTCGAACAGGCATCCTTGCTGGTTAATATACCCAAGGCTAATATATATAAACTCATAAGGAATGACAAGGAATTTAACGCAAGGTGGAGCAAAGACCCTGTCGAGCCACTCACCAAGTCCGAGGTGGTTCACAGACCTGACCCTTCCGTTCGGTTTGCTGATAGACTGAAGGAGGAGGAAAGGGCGTTAACGCATGGTTTGGAGGCAGTAGGTATTGTTGGCAAGGCAAAGGAAGAGGCCATAGCTGCGGCAGCTTTCAGCAGTACCCACCTCCAGGCCATGCGTCAAATGACAGCGGGAGGAATACTCAAGGACTTCACGCAACTGGGTGTTCTTATGGAGGATCTGAAGGGGGAGTTATCTGCCGGTCAAGAGGAAGAGCGAGAGAAAACCCTGTATGAAGCCCTGTTTAATGCCGTCAAGTACAGAAATGAAATCAACAGGGACATCCTACGGGGCGCACTCATTGACGCACAGATAAAAGCCAAGCAAGATGAGAAGGGCAGACCACAAGGTAAGCCGGGGTTCACTCCCATGAACAACATCATCGTACAAACAGATGCCACGAAAGTCGAAGTAAAGGATGCCAATAAGGGAACCACTAACTGATGAGGAGGTGGAGGCGTTGGCTGGCTTCGAGGCTGCACCAAGGCCAGAGCCAGAACAAACAGAATGGTATCCAGACCTCAACGAAACCCAGCAGAAAATCTTTAACGATAATGCTAGGTTCATCCTTGGGTACGGGGAGAAGGGGTCAGGAAAAACCATTGGCTTTGCGCATAAGTTAACCCGCCACCTCTACGAGGAGGAGAATGCGCTTGTGCTAATCATAGCTCCCAGTATACGCACAGGGGCAGAAGGTATCTGGCATGATCTTGACACCTTGGTTCTTCCGCAATGGGAGGAGGGGATTAACCTCGAATACACCGCATCCAAGCTAGACCCAAACACCAAGGACAGACATCGCTGGGTAATGAATAGGTTTGGTGGGTGGAGCAAGATGCTACTTGTGTCCATTCCTTACGCTGCTGCGGTGGAGACTAGGATCAAGGGGCCAGCACCCAGCCATGTCTATGTGGATGAGCTTACTCAATGTGACGGGGTGGAATACTTCCGTTACCCAGCGGCCCAGCTAGGGAGAAGGCGAGGTATCCGTGGGCCTCAACAGTTCTGTGCAAGCTGCAACCCGGAGGGGCCTAGTCATTGGGTGTACAAGCAGTTCTTTGAGGACATCCTTGATGAAGACAGCGGGAAGATGGACAAGCGATTCAAGGTGTACCATGTCCCGATAACGGAGAATACAGTACGACTTCCAGAGGGGTATGTTGATAATCTTCGATCCATCCTGAAGGCTGACCCAGTAGAGTGGAGGAGGCTGATCGAGGGAGAGTGGGTAGACAGACCAAGCGGCGAGGCCCTGTTCAGAGACTATTACTCACCGGAACTGCACAAGAAGGGGGACGAGATTAAAGGCAGCGGGCTTATGCCAAAGGCAGGACACCCCGTCATTGTGGGCTATGACTTGGGGCAGGTGTACTCTGCTGTAACATTCCTCCAGATGATCCCGACCAAGAGGGGAAACCTATGGACAGTTTTCGATGAGGTAGATTATCTGGGTGAGCGACACCTTTACAAAAGGCTATGCCAGCAGATCATAAAGCGCATGAATTACTGGAACGAAAGGATAGGAACCGAGTTTCACTATGAGCATATCACCGACTCAAGTGCCATCAACCAATGGCATCCCGGCGGAGAGGGGAGCTACGATAGCTGGGATTTTGAGCGTTACAGTAATGGCAGGATCAGGATGGTCGGATGCCCGAAGGGACAAGGTAGCGTGGAGGCTAGGGTTAGGTTACTGTCTAGCAAGTTGTTTCAAGATGAGTTCTATGTGAGCGCACAATGCCCTAACACAACGGATATGCTGATGCGTCTGGAGGCAGACAAGAAAGACCCAACCAAGCCCAAGCGCAGCCGGTACATCCACAAATTTGACAGCGTGACTTATCCAATATTTAAGCTAGAATTAAACGGGCAAGCCCATGCCCCCAGGGCGAGGGACATGAAGGCGAACCTAATCCATTGTGGAATTACTTGAATGTAACACTAATTAGGGGTATTAAAAACCGACATGGCGAATCTGAATGATAAAGTTGTACTTGATTTGACCGACGACACCGAACTGGCTGGCTATGTGGCGAGCAAGGAACCCGGTGAGGAATGCACCATGACCGTCACCGCTACACTTGATGAGCAAACCGACGATCAGGCCGTGTTCTCCGTTAAGGAAGTCTCTGTCCACCAGCAGTATGGGGCAGAGGAAGGGGGAGACGAGCCGGTGCTGGCCGTAATGATCGGCGAAAGCAAGGGAGCTAACAAGGCAAAGGCCAATACATATTGAGTAGTCCAAGCGTATTTCTGCTGGAACAACTACATGAGAAGGTTGGAGTCAACGAGGGCTGGGACAGGCGTAGGGTTAAAAGATGCGCCCGGTTTCTCAATGTCACCTTGGATGAACTGGCAGCCAGAAGTTGCATCAAACCATGGAAATTAAGGCAATGGTTGAAGAAAGACAGGGTTCCACCGTATGTTGCCCTACTGTTATACCTTCAGGAGAAGGCTGAAATAGAGGCCAGATATGATTGATTTTGATATTCTAAAAGAACACGGGACAACGAACGAACGGTTGAGGGAAGTCCTATCCGCAAAGCTTCCGGGCAAAATCGCCCTTGATAAGATGTCGAAGGCCGACACCAAGGCATTAAAGAAGGACATCGAGAAGCGGGAAGGGTTTGAGAAACTAGTAGCCAGCAGGGTTACTGAAGCTATTACATTCTCCCTGCGGAACCATCATCTCTATAGTTCTGTCGACCTTGCGTGGGACAGTAGCCCCCTTAACAGTAGGGTAATCCCCTTGATAATGTATGCACAGAAGAGGATCAATGTGTCCTCCTGCATCAAGGAACTAGACAAGCTCAAGATTACTGACAAGTATGTGAAGAGGGGTGCAGCCGGTCAGCCGGACGAGATAGATCTGCCTAAATTCTTTGAGGTAAACATCAATCTGGTCAGGTCTTTCGTGACCCGCCGCCTCGCAGCGCAGGTTAACAAGTATAACAACCTGTACCCCTTCTTTAAGTACGACCCAAGAAGCACAAGCACAGCAGGTAAGTTGAGGGCTGATGCCTTATCGCAGCGGGTCGAGATCATGTCGGATCAGTATGACTACAGGCATTTTCAAACGCAGGTCATAAGGGATATGTTTCTCTATGGCCATAGCGTGGCATTTCCTAGAGCGGCTTGGGAAAGGGAGGTTCATTGGGAAAAGGCAAATCCAGAACTAGATGACAATAGGGCCAAAACAACGGTCACAAAGGAGGGGGTATGTTGGATCAACCCTCATCCTAGTAGAGTATTTTGGGATAACGCCTACCCTTTGACCTCTCTTAACTCCGACACCGGCGCGGAATATGTGGGGTTCTGGGATGTCGTCAGGTACAGGGACATAATGAGTAACCCTCAATACTTCAACCGTGATGCAGTTGGGTTTACTACAGCTACGGTTGGCCTGTTCACCCAGTATGCCACCTACTTCAACAACTACTACACGCAAATAGTTCCACCCCGAACAGAGGACGACCTTACCAGTTGGAACGACCGGAAGAACAATCTCGGCGTTTACTCTGGTGAAATGGGAGACACCTCTGTATTCGTGACGGATTACTTCTGCAAGATAGTGCCGAATCAATGGGGTATAGGGGACTACCCTCACCCTGTATGGGTTCACATGAGGATAGCTGGAGATTCTACCATTATCTTTGCGGAGTTCCTGCCTAGCTCTCCTGCTGCTGTCTTTGCTTACAACGAGAATGATACTAGGTTGAGGAATATAAGTGTAGCTCACGAGTTAATGAGCTTTCAGGATCAGTTAACCAACCTGTTTTCCCAGCTATTGGAGACAACCAAGGCTGACCTTTTCAATGTGGGGGTGCTGAACACGGACATATTCCCAGACACAGAGGAGGGGATGAAATTAAGGGAGGAGTTCCGCAAGACTATGAGCGGAGAGAACTACTATGCCACGACCCATGTACTAGAAGCCTCGTTCCAAAAGCTTGCAAACCTGGGGATAGACACCAACCCGGACAATGTGTTCAAAATTATTCGCAGCCAGCCTAACTCGCAGATCACAAACATATTCAGATCAATAGCGGAACTGATAGGCATATCCGAAAGGCTCATGGCATTGAGTCCACAAGAGCAGGGCCAGCCAGCCCCTAGAGAAACAAGTGCCACGGAAGTTTTGACTATCAATAACACTACCGAGTCTGTTTATACTTTTATTAGTGAGGCTATCGACGAAGGCAGGGCTGCCATGAAGCGGGTGATCTATGAATCCATCATCAGCATGGGTAGCAACAGCATTAAGCTCCCGGTTAAAGAGCGATACACACAAGCCATCATTGAGCAAGCAGGGTTCGAGGTGGACATTGAGGATTCCGATACCACCACTAGCGATGTTGAGAAAAGGTACACCATCATAGGAAGCAAGAGAGCCTTGCAGCATGATTACATTTTCACCAGTCGAGACGGGTCGGAGCGGGCATCCAATATGCAACAAGCCCAAGCCTTGATTCAGGTGTTCCAGATTGTCAGCCAATCACCGCTTATCCTAGAAGCATTGGGTAAAGATAAATACTTTGAACTGGTTAACGAGATCGCCCGTAAATCCGGGACAGACATTAAGCTTGAGGTTCCGGCAGGTGACGACAACAGGCTGGCTGGGCCTAATCAGGAAACTGAACAGGTAATGCAGTCTATGGCCAATGTAATTGAGCAGAACGCAATGGAAATACAGGCTATCAAGGAGGCTCTAGGCGGCGAGGGTGGGCAGACACCCCAAAGCAGAACCATGCTAGAGAGACGCGCTGAAGAAGAGAGGGCGGCAGCAGAGGCTATGCAGGCTGAGATGCAACCACAACCAGCAGCAATATAATTTATGGCAGAGACAGCAGTATTAGAAGAGGAGCAGGCACAGGTTCAAGATCAAGAAGAAACAGTACAAGAAGAAGTACAGGAGGTACAGAAAGAGGAGTTCTTGGATGTTCTTTATAACGATCTAGGCGCAGACATAGCACCCCCGCCCGCTGAAGAAGAGGAAGAGGAGAAGGAAGAGGAGAAGGCGGAACCAGAGCCGGAACCCGAACCAGAACCCGAACCAGAACCGGAGCCGGAACCCCAAGAGGAAAAGGCAGAAGAAAAGCCCAAGAAGCGGTTCAATATTAAAGAGCCTGACCTGTCAAAGGACGACATCAGGAGGGCGGTTCGAGAAGAGCTTAACCAACTTCCACCTTCGCTACCCACCCCGGCAGAGCCGGAACCCGAACCGGAGGATGACCTTGAGGGTTACATCCCGGAACAGCAGGAGGAGATTGAGCTTGCCAGATATGCGGAATCAGTTGATCCCAAGAAATACAAGGGGATGGCTGACAATCTTATCCAGTTTTACAATGATCTAGACTCGTACATAGACAACTCCGACGACCCTGACAGAACCTTTGATGAAGAGGACGAGGCGTTCATGCAATGGGTTGAAAACAACAAGCCGTCCATAAGCAGGGTGGATCAGCGAAAGCTGGAAAGGCAAATGATTAAAGATCAGGCTCTAACCGAGGCAAGGTCGGAGTTTGAAAGCAAGAACAAGGAGCTAGAAGAAAAGATCAGGCAGGTGTCCGACAGGCCTAAAGCGGAAAAGGAGTACAGCAGGTACGAAAGTTTACTGAGCGAAGACGCCCCCCAAGACGACAGCTTTGCACAATCCCTACATGAAACCGAAATGACAGACGCTAGGAGAGTGGGCCAAGAATATCTGGATCTCTTTTATGGGCTAAAAACCTACAACGAAAACAACTCCCTGCATAAATGGATCGTTGACTTTGTTACGCAACAATCAGATGCATTCAGTAAGCACGGAGGCGAGCATCTTGTAAGGGTTGGTGAAGACGGGGTTAAGAAATCGTTTGTGCCTCCATCTGAATACCCCAATACAGATAGCAACAAGCATTGGACTTTCACCTCGTCCGATGTCATGGATATTATGGGCAATTACTTTCAGTCTAGGGTTAAAGAGAGCATTAAGGCTGAAGAAAAACGCCTAGAGAAGATGGGCTTCACACGGCAAGGCAATAAAAAGTCGTCGTCTAAAGCGAAAAAGGAAGAGTTAAAAGCAACCGAATCCCCAAGAGCAACAACCTCGCCAAGCCCCGGAGCCGCCAACTCTGACGGGGTTGAGGAACCGCCAGCCCCCGGCGCAGAAATCCTAGACAGGCTAGGCATAAACTTTGATTAGCTATCGCTACCCTTGGCGAAAAAAAACCACGCCGCAAATCTTTATTTATTTTACTGCATTAGGCCCGATTCATTGAGGTATTAAGCAGGTTAAGGTTATCCTTCGCTTTTTAGGAGGTAATATCTTATGGCAAATACCACATTAGTATCAGCGGTTGGCAATTGCACCCCTCGGCACATTCTTGTCGATGACAGCAAGGGCTGTTCGCTTACTCGGGCCAACATAACGGCCTTTAAACGCAGCGACTTTGAGGCTCAAGCGGCCAAGGAAGTCGGGATGGACAGGATCATCGCACAGACCGCCGAGGCTCGCCTTGCTGGTATGCACGAGAAATCTCTGTATGACTTGTTATTGTCACGCCATGTGGCTCTGGGCGAGAAATCCGGTAGCGGTTCGCAGTCTGTAATTGCACCGTTCACTCTGGTTCCGCGCAGAAACACGCTGAACTTTAACTACTTCCAGATTGAGGCGCAGTCTGTTGCTGTTTCAAGCGGAGCCTTCACGGCTTTCACTTCGGTTGCGGACATCAAACCTGGGGTCGCCCACACTACTTATGGCTATATCCCAAACTCGGCCATCGTGTTTACGGTGAACGCCGGGACTGACGGCTCTCCTTCTGGTAATGCAAATGCCCTGACTAACACTAACTTCAACAAGAGTCAGGTTCAGAATATCGAGAAATACTTCAATCCGGGTGCATATGTTAATGTTATGACCAATGGTCACGCCGATAACCTTGGCGCAAACAACACCATCGGAGACAAGGCTACGGTTTACCTTCAGTACAAGGTGTATGCCGCTGAGAATGCTGACGCAGGTGGCGTCTCAAAGGCTAGGGTTGTCATGGCTCCTAGTGAACACGCTGGATCTTCAGCAAGCGATTCTCTTTCCACCGGATGGAGTTCGGTAAGTGCTGGCGATAAGGCTGATGCAGGTTACAACCTAATTAAGGGAACCGGCATGATTATGGGCAACTCGGTGAGCGACTACGAGAAGTGGTGTCACCAAGGGCCAGCAGTCAATGACCTTACCTTGATAGAATACTGGTCACAGACTCAACGCCACACGACTCAGTTCAATGAGGAATATATCAAGGCTCTCCAAGCTCCGTTAACTTCCGAGTATTTCAAGAAGTTCCGGCAGTTGCCTCTAGCCCAACAGCGGAAGCAACAGGAAGCCTACCAGCAACACGCCTTTACGAACACGGTGTTCTACGGGCAGCGGATTAACGGCAACCAAACAGTAGAGGGTTACACTAATCTGCCTACGGTTGTTGATCCTAATGCTGGTGCTACGGCTCCGTTTGGGTCTGATAGTTGTAGTTCTGCCCCGACGATTGAGTACAAGTCCAACACGCTTGGTATTCGTACACAGTTGAACGAGTGTTCCCGCACTTGGGACAACGCTGGCGCGGCATTGAACTTGGATGTCTTGTTCGAGACTATCTATATGCTGAAGCGTGAACGCGAGAATTCTGGTGGCACGGTGGATACCATCGACGCCATGACGGATCGCTTCACCTCTGCCAAGATTCGAGACTTGATGACCAAATACTACAAGTCCAAGTATTCTACTGACCTGACGCTGTTCATGCAGCCGAAGCAGCAGATTACCTTCGAGGGCAAGGTGGTCTTTGAGTACAACAAGTACGACCTGCCGGATCAAGGAGTTAGCTTGGCTGTCTTCACGGACACCTTCTTTGACGACAAGCTGGGGGCAACCCTATCTGCCAACGACGGAGCCGCTTCTACCAAGAATGTGGGTCGCCAGCTTTGGCTGATTGACTGGTCTGATATCGCTATCAATGTCCTCAAGACTGCGAGCGTGAAGCGTCAGACCAATACCGCTGATGATCTCTATAACTGCGTGATTCAGCCCAATGTCTCCCACTATCAGTTAAATAGTAAGACATTTGAGGTGCGTGTAGGAAACACCAACCGCCACGCTTTGGTTGAAAACTTCAGCGATGCCTCACCTAGCGTGAGTGTTTCTGGAGCCGATGTAACTATCACATAATTCTAACGGGGTGGGGGTCTTAACCGGCCCCTGCCCCTAGCTTTTTATTAACAATGAAGGTAGAAAAACTAATAGGAACAGCACCAAGTTCAACCTTTGCGGATCTTAAGAACAACGTAAGGAATGCTAACTTCACGCACAAAATTACGTTCGATTACACAGATTACACAGGAGAATCCAGCGAACTATACGCCACTGTTATGGTTCCTGTTGCATACCAACCCGGAACAACCAACGAAAAAGGGTTGCTAAAGGGGTGGTTGGTTAGGGATGTGGTTTGCCATACGAAAGTTGCACCAGTATTACCCAACATAGATACGGCTGTATTTGACTTTGGGGTTAATACGGATACCGACAACTTCATTGACAACCAATCTGTAGCTACAGTCGGATCATGGGATGCTTATGCTGGCCAAGGTGATGGTGATGCTTACGGATTCATAGCTAATGCCCATCATACAATGGGAGGCAAACTAACCTGCACCGTTAGCTCTGGATCTAGTAAACTTAATGCCCTAACTGCCGGTCAGATTGAAGTTTACATGGAGATTGTAGACATGAATGAACTTACAACTGAGGGCGCATGGGCTACGGTTACGTTGTAATGTACAAGAAGAAAAAAGGCAGACGTAAAGGGAAGTAATTTTTGCTCCATACCTGTTCTGTCTCTGCTACGAGGGGTCGGGGTGTCAAGCCCTGGCCCCTTTTTTCTTTGACAAAATGTAACACTAAAATTAGTTTCAGCTTCATGGCTGCTAAATACTACAGCGGGAACCCGGTTGTGGGCCACAAGATGGATGGATTCACATTTGCTTTTGAGTCTGTATCAGTCCGGTCAGGTGGATGGAGAGGAGTGTATGCAACCGAAAGCAAAGAGGAGCAAGTAGCTCTGAAGAAGCTGGAATCAGATGGTCAGATCAAGGAGATTTCTGAGGAAGCTTACGGGGATTTCCTGAAAAAAAAAGCGGAGAGATTGAGTTTATCTCCAAACTTGAGCGGCGTGTCAGAACAACAAGCTGTGGATCGTGCGGAGGTTCAGGCTCCCAAGGAGTCAGTCGAGGATGAGGACGATGTTCTGGAGGTGAAACAAGTTGCAAAGCCTAAGAAAAAACGTAAAGCCTGAAACTTTAGCAGAGAGGCAGGCCAAACAGGAATACTGGAGGGAATATGGATTAGAGTTGCTCAAGGAAAAGAACCCAACATACAGCCAATGCAAAGCAGCAGCCATAGGGAATGGAAGTAACCCCGAGTTGGCAGAGGATTTGATGAAAAAGGCAAGGAAATACAGGAGGAAAAGTGGCAGATAAACTAATAAAAGGATTGGGATATGCTGGGAGAATAGCAGGGGTAGCGGGCGGCAACCCTCTTTCTATTTATGGAGAAACACAGAACCTTTTGCCATTCCTGCCACCCATAAGCAAAATTCCAGTAGTTGGTGATCTGGTTAAGATTCAGGGTAAGATTCAGGATAAGGTAATTCGCAAGCCTATTGAAAACCTCCTGCGACCACGGCCCCGGCCAACAAAGCCTCGCCCAAGGCCAAAGAGGCCGCCGTCAAAAATCAATCCATCTAGGCCAAACCGAACACCTTTGCGTAAAAGAGGGGGGCGATCAGTCAGTAAGATGGGGCCTTCGTGGTTTGGGGCAATGCCGGCGGGGCTGGTTGGACTCCAACTTGGTACACAGAGGAGAACACACCCATCACAGCACCGCCCGCAGCGACCACCGAAAGCACAGGCTCGCCGGGTTGCAACAAAATACCCGTCTGTACTTCCGGGCGGGTTGTCCCGTGAACGCTTAATCCACGGTCTACGAGCTGCACTTGGGAGAGGAGGTTGGGGAGGGTAATGTCCGACAAACGCAAAGTTCCGCATAGACGACCCAAGCTTCAGGTTGCGGGAACCTATGCCACGCCTATGAAGCAGAATGTTGCAGAGCTAGACCCTAATTGGGACAGCCAAAACCGAGGGCTGCACTACACCGGGTCACACTTAATCCCACACGGGCCATCAAGAGGCGAGAGGATACACTTGATGGCGAGGGAGAATGTCGGGATAGAAAACAAACCTAACTTTGAGACATTCAGATTCAGGAAGTTCGGGAAAAAATGGAGAGAGGTGGACGCCAAAGGTAAAGCCGTTGACCCGGATCACACGCAATACATAACGCCTAATGATAAGATAGAGGGGTGGAGCGGGCTGGTCGTTGAGGACATAGACCCTGTTGTGGGCAAGGTTAAGTACCGTCAGTATGTGCAGAGTCCCATTGCCCAAGCAGAAGAGAAGGCATTTAAGGGATGGCTTGAGGAATTTATTAGCGACCCGTTTGAACGAGAACTGCGAATGAAGAGTCCCTTTGAGCGAACAGTCCTAAAGAACACATTCAAGGCAGAGATGAAGGCCCGAAGTAAAAACAGAGAAGCAGCAGCTAATATGTTCCAAAAATAACAATGCCCAAGAAACAATACGCAAGCGGAAGAACTAGGCAACAAGCAGCCAAGGCTAAAAGAACTCGGCCGAGGGTTGTTGTTACAATGGAGGAGCCGAAGAAGCCTAAAGGCGAGAAGAAGAAGAAAGCCGCAAAGGTTGCTGCCAAGGTGGAACCAAAGGAGGAGCCAAAGCCGAAGCCGAAGCGTAAGCTGGCTCGAACTTGGCCGGGCGCTCAACCCTCCCGCAGCCAACGCGCAGCCCGGAGAATTCCAAAGAATGTCACGCCAAAGCCCAAGCCCAAGCCCAAGACTCGTAAGGTTCCCCGCCGGAAACAGGCAAGCGTTAAGCCTCTGGTTAAGCCAGCACCAAAGAAACCTATGTTTGGGAAAGGCACAGTTGAGCCTGGATACGAAGAGATTCACCCGATTTTAACTAGGCTAGGTGTGACAAGGAGGAAGAAGAAATGACTTGGGCAGAATTTAAGACTGCGGTTAAAGAACTTATTACGGTTGATGGGTCTAGGCAGGGTGTCACCAGCTATGTGGATCGCATGATTCGGCTGGGTACTGTCGAGGTGTTGTCTCATGTGGAACACTACAGCAAGGGTAATATCACAAAGTACAATCTGGCCGGTGTTGCTGGCCATCAACCAATGACCACGGAGGGAAACGCCAGCTTGGGCCAACTCCCGGCTGAAGCCAGACCGCAAGAGGCATACAGAATTTTCTACACCACGGCCGAGGACGCTGCTACCCCAGCCACAGACGATGAAGGGTGTAACCGAACCCCATTAACAAACTACTCCTACGCCAACCGCAATGACCTTATCTGTTCGCATCCATTGATACATAACGGAGCCTCGGTCATAGCCATAGGGAGAGGGGGAGACTTCTACATCTACCCACAAATGGATCGCAACGAGGTTCTTGAGGTACATTGGGACGGGTTCACAGCCAGCCATTCAGATACAGACACGGTTCCCTATGACGAGCCGATGGCAGAATGCGTTGGGGAATATGTTAAGGCAAAGATAACAAGGGAAGTGGATAAAGACCTGAAGTTGTTTGAGTCCTACTATTCCACTTTCCAGAAAAAGAGACAGGAGTTATACTTGAACAGCTTTGGAAGGCAGGTGTTGAAAAGGAATCCAGAGGGAGGGCCTAACAACCTAGCCTGCGAGACGACAACAACTACAACTTGCACGAATTGTTAACATGAGTCTATTAAATACAACTGATACGGCCAGCGGTGCGAATGTGCCGGATGCAGGAGCCACTACCAAGTGGAAGGATTACATCTGGGTTCGCAGGCTGGGAACTAGCGGGGAGGCCAAGTTCTATATCTGGAACGAGAACGCCACGAGTGATGCCACCTACCTGAAATGGCAGGAGAAGAGTGATGTTGTGGTGAGCGACATCTCCATGACCAGCGGCCAAATTCTAGTAGGCGGATCTACTGGCCTTGGCACATCAGTCGCCATGAGCGGGGACGCAACGATCAGCAATGCGGGAGCGGTTACAGTTTCCAACATTGCAGACGCAGCGATTACCAACGCCAAGGTGTCCAACTCTGCCGCGATTGCCTACAGTAAATTGAATCTTGGTTCTAGTGTTACAAACGCTGACCTAGCTGGAAGCATAGCCAACGACAAGCTCGCCGGAAGCATAAACCAGGACAAGCTCGCCGGGAGTATTCCTTGGGCCAAGCTGTCAATCAACGATGCCCAGATTCCTTTCGGTAAGATTGATAAGATATTTGAAAAGAACATTGATGTGCAAAGCACGGGAAGCAATGCCCCTAACGGCAACGCAAGCGTATCTGGCAATTTCCCTGAACACAGCACCCCTACTGGACTCGCTATTCCGAACGGAAGCCAATCACTAGAAGGGGTCTATCGAGTGGCTGTTTCGTCTGGCAATTCCTCAAGCACAATCACTTTACCTGACCCAAGTAGCGGCGCATTTGATGGTAAGATTTTCAAGCTGTCTATTTACAGAGCCAATGTCACGCAGAGTAAGGGGCCGGTTTATCTACGGATTGCAGGCTCCTCTCCTACTGCTGGTCAATGCACGGCCACCTCGGCCCAGTTCACTCTGCCATCCGGTCACGGCCTGACATCTACTGACAAGGTTAGCATCATGGGGGTATTTGATTCCAATGACCGCAGTTATGAAGCTGAAAACACGGCTATTACAATTAGCGGAAACACGATGACATATACCCTGCCGACTGCGGCTGTCACCTCGATTACCGAATCAGGCAATACAGCTACAGTAACAACAACAGACCCGCATCCGTTCAAGACTGATGATGAGGTTACAATTAGTGGGGTTTCGTCTGGTAATGCCAGCACCTACAATACAAACCATACAGTCACAAGGACAGGCAACAACACGTTTACAATGACTGTCTCTGGCAACCCCGGAACAGGAACCGGCACAATGTTGGTGAGTCGCTCCGGCCTTGGGAATTTCACATCACAGAGGGGAGTCGTTGTTCGTTCGTTTAAACTGGTAGATAACGCTAACGGCGTCTTGTCTGACATGGTTGAAGTGATACCTTCTACTAACGACAGCGTAGCTAAGAAGGTAGTCTTGGATATTACCTGTGATTCAAGGAATACGGGCGATGGTCAATGGCTAGTGAGTGGTCACGGAGGAATGAGGACTAATTACGCTAAGACAGGCACACGAATTACAGTATCAAGCGGATCAATAAATGCGGGTAGCAACGGAAATATTACAGCAGACCTAGATGAAGCTGTAACTGCCGGTGAAATATTAACCGATACTGCAACCGGCAAAAAGGTAGAGGTCACAGAAGATGTTGCAGCCGGTTCAGGTAAAACAGTTCCGGTCAAGAATACAGGTGACTCTGCCATAGCTGCTAATGACAAGCTAACTAAACCGCCAACTAGATCTGTTGAGTTTATCGCAGAAATTGGAGATCAGATGTTCTTCGATCCGGTTACTGGGGAATTTAAGATGCCTACTATAACTTGGAAGCCGAAGAAACCGGGTGCATATGGGGGTTAAACCGTAATGCCAAAGGCGAGGTACAAAAGTGTTACAGCAAGGCCGACTGACGGTGGGCAGTTGTTCACCTCGTTGTCCAAGGAGTTTGCTGGCCCCGCCAACTATGTCCAAAAGCTTGACTGGCGCAGGGACTTGGATCAGGAGGTTAGGAGAGAGGGCTATGATTACTTCAGTCCTTCAGGCTCCAGCGATGCACAGGGCAACGCCTTCCCCGCATCTAGCGAGATCAACCTAGTACACATGGTGCGCCGACCTAACGGCGAGGTGGCCATCGTTGTTGGAACCAAGACCCATCTCTACCGCTACCAAAAAAGCGACAATGTAACCTATGCCTTGGGAGACGGTAACGGAGATTACTTTGACTCTGAATATGTTGATAGCACCCCGGATAACTGGATCACTATAGGCAGCGGCTTCAGTTCATCTGGCAACAGGTGGCAGGCGGTAAACATAAATGGGTATGCCGTGTTCAATAATGGTGTGGATCTGCCTGTTTCCTACCGGGTGGAGCATGAGGAAGTCACCCCGCTGTATGAGTTAAGGGAGAACGGTATTGCTAGCGTTGGTTGCATGGCTGTTTATAACGGCATCCTAATGATGGGCAACCTTGACTTGATCGACGACCTTAACACCTGGATGGCAGGAGGAAGTCCTTACGGTGTGGTTACAAGTAACACTACAAGGTATCACACTCGGCTTATCTGGTCGCAAATCAGAGAGCCATTGAAATGGGCATCACCCACTCCGGGCAGCATAACGGAAGGCTCCCGAGTTCTTACCCTTAAATATCCGGCAAAATCCTACAAGGTCGGTGACTCTATAACCATAACAGGAGCCGGAACCAACGGGGGAAATTTAAGCAGTACCATTGAGATAGTTACATCCAACCAAACTATAACGATAGCCGATGCTGCAAGTACGACGGTATCAGAACTAGCCGTATTACAGACGGGCGAAATCGGGAGCATAGTTGGGTATGAGGATCTGGAAGATGACGGGTCAGGTGTTATCAACATGGCTCCGCTCCAAAACATGGTGGTCATCTACAAGGACACCTCAATTTTCGTGGGTCAGTTCACGGGCAACACCAATATCCCCTTTAAGTTTCGGGTAATAAAGACCCCCAGCTCGCAGGCCCTTTACTACAAGCACACGCTAATCCCCCTCAAGAATTCCCATGTATATGTAGGCAGGGACAGCTTCTATTCGTTCGACCTGTCAAGCGGAGGCCCGCAGGAGGTGGCAGCGTTGGCGTCTGTTAAGGACTTGTTGTTTTCGCAGACAGACATATCAACAACTAATACCGTTTTTGCAGCAGACAATACTTTAACCAACGAGATATGGTTTTGCTTCGGCTCCCTGACGGATGATTGTGCGATATGCTACGATTACAGGAACGGCACAGCGTCAACCACCGCAACCAATATTACGGCAGCAGCAAGCGTTAAGAAACCCCCTTCAACGAACGAGGATTGGTTTGTCATGGGAACAAATGTGGGAGGCGTACTTCGGTATGGGCTTTCCAATGAGGAAGTATCTGAATGGGGAGACAAGAAGGCGATATTCTGGAAGAGGGCATCCAACTACTCAACAAGCAAAATCAGCTACGCAAGCAAACTGCAAGGGGGGCTGGCTAACTTTGGGGATGCTTACAACGAAAAAGATTTCAGGGGTTACTTGTTACAGTTAGCAAGTCAACAGGAAGAGAACGCCACGCTGACTATCAAGGTGTATGGATATGCAAACCCCTACAGTACGGCGACAACATTGGTGGATGGCTTCCAGATAACCACGCCAGCAACACGGAACCTAGTGCCTTGCTTCTTCAGGCAACACTTGTTTCAGGACGAAATTACAGCAACAGAACAAAAGAATGTAAGGCTTGCAGCCCGCACCTTTGATGTAGGGCTGGTCGCAAGCGCAAGCGAAATAAGACAACCTGCTTTAAGCTAATGCCAAGTTCAATTACCCTAGTTAAAAGACTCACTAAAGGTTCCCCCCTCACGGCAACGGAGATGGACGCCAACCTAACCAACCTAGCGGCGGGCATCACGGGGGATTACTCCCTTCTACTTGCCGCCCATGATTCTAGTGGGAACATAAAGACAGCCAGCGGCACGGTTAATGGCAGCGCGTTGACTGACGGCACGGTTACATACGACAAGTTGTCGACCATCTTCTATGAGACAGACAGTAGCGCAGATGCTAACATCATTACGGTTACATTAAGCGAACTAGACGCTGCGCCAGCCGTTGGGAGTGTGTTCTTTATCAAGGTAAACGGAGCCAACACAGAGGGTGTGCAGATTCAAGTGGTGACGGGAAGCGTTACGACAACAGGTACTCTCTACAAGAACGGAACAACCACAACCCTTACCAGCGGCGACTTGGTTAGCAACCAGATCATTGCTGTAGCTTATGCCGGGAGCAGCGCGTTCCACCTGTTAAGCAACCTGTCGGCATCTGCTGGAGCAGGCGAGATGGTGAAGATTGCCACAGTTGAATCTGATTCGTCATCACACACATCGGCCGCTCCTTCGCCAACGCAAATCGCCAGCTACTCCTTGGCAAGTAATTCGTACAGTAAGATCATTGTTCGCGCCACGGCTAGGGTGATTGCAGGTTATGGGGTAACGGCAGGGGTACAGTTCTATAAAGCGTCAACGGCGGTAGCACCTTCATACGATATGCCACAGATGCAGGTTCCTTCAGGCAAGGCATACAGCGACAGCACCGCAACAGCAGCAACTGACATTAAGTATGCGCCCTGGCAAACATTCGTTGCAGAATTTGATGGAGGAAATCCCTCTAGTGTTACTATCTACTTTTACAAGACGGGAACTAGCGCAGACTATAAAGCTGAACTAGACTTCCTTGAAGTTTACGGAGTAATTTAAAATGGAAACTAAAAGGAGGACAAACTAATGGCTTGGTGGGTTCCGGCAATCGCATTTGCGGCAAAGACTTATAGTTCTTATCAGGCGGGCAAGAGTGCGTCGTTATCACAGAATCAGTCTTATGACAGGATAATGGCCCAGCTAGACAAGGCGTTTAACCTTGATGTAAAGCAGGCTCTTATGTCGTCTGGAGGATACGGGTTTGCCAATTTCGCCAACTACCTGTACCGAGGAGAATATGCACCGGGAACGCTTCAGTACATGAGCGACGAAAAGCTGAAGCAAGTTGCTGGACAGTATGGAGTGGAGCCAACGTACAGAACCGAGTATGAATCCGGCATTAAGAAAAGAGGCGGGTTGGCAGGTTTATTCGGAGGCACTAAAAAGTATAAGAAGGCAATCGAAGTGCTTAACAGGGATGAGTTAATAGCCAAGCTAGAGCCTTTAGCTGTCGTCCCGTTCGAGAAGGAGATGGGCCAAGACTTGATAGCGACCTACGATCAGGGAATGAAACCTGACGAGGCGTTGTCAACTTTTACCGATATTCGAGACAGATATCAACCCTCTGTAGATGCAGCAGGACAAGAGGCGGTGGACTTATTCAGCGGCCAGAGGCTACAGCAACAACTTGCAGACATCCGGCCCGTAGAAGAAGCCGAGCGTCAATACATAGCCGGAATGGAAGATGCCTATGGAACACAAACGGCGGAACAGATGAATCAGTTGAGAACTGCGAACCTTGCCAAGTATGGTAGCGCAAATACGGGGCTTGGCCAGCGGAAGCTGGAGGCACAATTAGGTCTGGCATCGTCTGAGGCTTTGGCAAAGTTGCGCGGTGACATGGGCATAACACAGGCCGGAAGGGTGGCTGACATGAAGGAACAAAACCGTCAATTGAAGCTGTCTAATCTTGGTATCCCGGCACAAGTGGCACAACAGGCAGGTCAATATGCAACCATGCCTTCTGATATGGCTGGTCAATACCAGTTAAGGCGTTCCGGGTGGATGAATCCTGCGGCAATCAATCAACCGATACCGCAAACCTACACACCGTTCCAAGGGTTTAAACCTGTTGCCTCTACAGGCCAGATACAATCAGGGTTAATGAGTAAAATCTTTGGCCAAATGTATAAGGCGAGTGGGGGTATGGGCGAACCCGGCGGCAAGGACGGTATAATGAGTATATTTGGATAGGAATAAAAATGGCCAGAATTAAAGGAGGACAAAAGCTAGTGTGGATGAACAAGCTCCGACCTGTTCCAAGGGTGAGGAGAGCGCAAATCGTAAAGACTCCTCCGCTATGGGACGAAGAAGCTGGGTTGCGGGAGGGCGAATACTACGGAGACGATGCTGGCGCGCCATCAGAGAGTGAGGAGGTTTTCAGGGCAGGATACACCGACCCGAGGGTGCAACCCCAAACTGGGCCGTTCGGCATGATTGAACCTTTCTTCACCCCGGAGCAACAGGCGAAAGAGGATGAGATAAATAATCTTAACGCCCAGATAGACAGCCTAATAACAAAGGCAGGGGTTGACCCTAGAACAGGAGAGAAAACCGAGAAAGAACCTGCCCCACAGGATGAGTTTCGTGGGCCGGAGAATGAGTTTCGTGGGCCGGAAAGGGAATATCAAGAAGATCCAAAGAAGCCGAAACCTCAAAGCAATGAACTGGTTGATGTCTTGAAGGAAATGAACAAGGCAATCAAGGCTTACAGGGATACAGACACTTCGCCCGGACAAAAAGATGATACCAGTTGGAAGCAGGGGGCAAAAGACTCTCCTTATTTTGGAACCCCGGCAGTAGATATGCCGCCACCACCGCCTTCAAAAGAAGAGGCATGGCAATTCAACAACCCAAGCGGAATGCCAAGGGAAGCTATTGAACAGGCTAATCAGGCTGCCGCACTTGAAACTGTCGGATCATCAGCGGCTGCTCCGTTCCTGTTTTCCGACCAAGAGATAATGAACGCCGCCGCTTTAACAGAAGTCCCTAGTGACAGGCTCATCTTACCACCGTCCTATGCAACTAGGGCTGATGCTGCGGCAGATGTTGACCGGGCTTCAGAAATGGGGCAACCCCTTCCTCCGGTAGTCTTTATTAAGGATGAGAATGAATACCTAGTGCTGGCAAACGACGAAGAGCTAGGGAGATTTGTGTGGGGAGCCGAAGACATAAAGAGGTATAACGAAAAACTACTGCCTGCCATAATGCAGCAGCAACAAAAGAATCAATAACATGGCTAACGGATACGACGGATTCAATGTGGCAATGGGCCTTATGGCCGATACCTTTGACGAGGATGAGGCCAAGCGCAGAGAAGCGAGGGCAGAGAAGGCTGAAATACGCCGGGAGAATCGGGCTGACACGCGACTGATAGAAAAGGAAAACCGCCTCAACATGAGGACTGACGCTGTCATTCAAGAGCAGAGAAACTTTCTTCAGACAAACAATGAACGCTTGAAGCTTATAGAGTTGAAAGACGAAGCCGCTGCCCTGGGGCTACCTTTCGAGGGACTGTCAAGGCATGAGCTTATTCGGCAGAACGCGGTTGCTAAAACAAACATTGGGCCTTGGAGTTGGTTTATGACCAATAAGCAGTACATAGACCAGTTACCGATGGATGCGTCAGAAGCTGCCTACCAAGAGGTGCTAGGGATTCAGGGGCCACTTGACCTTGAAACACTAAAGGAACAGCCACCGGAAAAGCTTTTAGAATTACAGTCAAGACTCCAGACACCTGTTGAGTCCATAGCTAAAACTGAACGGGAAAACCGCATTAGAAAATTACCGTCCTATCAGAAAAACCTGAAAAGGCTAAACCAGTTACAAGCCATAGCAGGGAAATATGCTTACCAGTCCATTGGGCCTACCATGATGGGAGTAGCACAGGGCCTCAGGGGGCAAACGGCCAGTCATTTGGAAATAGCTGGAAGATTGATGAACAACCCGGAATTTACCAGCATGATGAATGCAGACGGGGAAGATCTGGGCAAAGTTCGGACACAGTTGTTCCTACAGAACCCGACAACTTTTTTTGCAAAGGCCTACGACGCAAGAGGCACGGGTACTGGCATGGGGTATTTAACGATGGAACAGGGCATAAAGCTGTCTGCCTTGTATGAATTCGCAAAGGAAGAGGTAAGGTCAGAGTTGTCGGAGGTAGCTCAGTCTGGCAAGCCCATGACTAAAGACAATACAGCCGCCCTTGAATGGCTTAACAAAGAACTAGAATTAACAATAAGCCAAAGGGACAAGGCCAGCCAAAGAGAAACATTTGCCAAGGTGTGGCCAGAAATGCTGAATGAAATAAGTACATTGATGGATCCAAAAACAGTTGCTGGACCTCTCCTGCGTCAAGATACTCACTCTTGGTTAAACGAATTTATAATCAAGGGAGAAGAGCAAGAAAGCCAACGGCAGACCGGGCAGGGGCAGGGACTCGGGCAACAGAAAAGACCTGAACTCCCCGGACTTGGTCAGAGCCAACGCACTCCGGCCCCATTCCCCGGTGATCCTCGTTCTAGTGTTGCGCCTTTGCCTCCGCCGATTGCTCCTCCAGTAGTAACGGTAGAAGGGGGCGAGCCATCGCAGGACAGACAACGGTTAGCTGAACAATATTACAGGAGATCTCTTTTCGCACCAGAGGGAAGGGGTGACTACTTTGGTTACTGGGCTTCTCCGGGCAGCCTTCCCCCGGCCGAGCTGATTAAAAGAGGCGTGTCGAGCGCACAGGCGTTGAAAGCGGAAAAGCAAAGCGAACTTCGCAGCATAGGCGCAGCCCGCTCCGCAAGTGGCATAACAGTCAGCCCGAGGAAAAAGGTGTGGCAAACCACAGTTGAGGCAGGCGAAGTTGGCGGAAATTGGGGGTGGGAACCGTTTGGAAGGGACGAACTAGAAACTAATAAGGAAACGGCCATAAGATTATTTAAGGAAATAGATGATATAGACGCCGCGCTTGAGAGAATGAAGAAGCAGGCAGAGAATCAGACAGGCGCGAAAATCCCTGGCTTGGGCGCAGAACAGAGGTAACACTAACAGAAAAGTTGCATGGCAAACCAAATAGTAGATTTCTACCGCCAGCAGAACCCTACCTATACGGGAACTGATGACAGCATTACCCTGCTTTACGCAGAGGAGTACGCCAATGAACTTCCAAATCTGTTAAAGACCTACCCGGATTTCGCACAAGACTACAAGAGGATCTATGACCACGCATTCCCTGTAACCGCCGGGGATAGGGCCAAGCAAGCTGCTGGATCACTAATCAAAGGGGTGACAGGAACAATCGCCTCAATCCCCGAGGCGGTAGGCATAGCGCGGGCTGAAACTTTTGGGCGGGGGCTGGGTGTGGGGACTACCGATTATCGGGAAACCTTAATGGGCCAGTTAGCTGAAGGGATTCGCGGCGTGGGCGAATGGGCAGCACCAGAGGTTGCGGAAGCCAAGGCCGAGAACATGGCCGATGACTTTTGGACTACGGTAGTTCCCGGTGCATTTGGTTCAGGCGTAGGATTCCTTACCACAGGTGGCTTAACGGGCATGGGGGTAAGGACGGCCGCTGGTGGGATGCTGGCGAAGGGAGGGGCTAGGGTTGCCACAAAGGAAAGCGATAGAATGGCCAAGGTGCTTTCCGGCGGATTGCACTCCCCGGCAGTCAAAAACATCTCCCAGAAAGCGGGCAAAGGAGCAAGCGACCGTTACTTAAAGAAGAAGGCTAGGCAAATAAACGCCGGTAGTATTGCTGCTCTAGGTTCAGCCGCAAACGCCACGGCAGGGTATAAGGACGCCCTCGCTAACGGAGCAACACCTGAACAAGCTTTATCATCCTATCTACTTAACGGACTTGTCGGCACAAGCGAGGCAATGCCTTTGGCAAGAATGCTTAACCGACTGGACAATGCGAGTGGTGGGACATTGATGTACTACCTCGCCAATGCAGCACCAGAAATACTGGAGGAATCCCTTCAGGAAGCAATGCAATCGGCTGCCGGGGACATCATTGCAGCCAACATCGTTAAGTATGACCCCGACAGGGTGATGTATGAGCATCTAGAACGCGATGCGGCTGCCGGAGGTGTGTCCGGTGGGCTTCTGTCCATCATCACATCTGCATTAAGCCGGAAAGCAAAGCTTTTAGAGGACAAGAAAGCTGGAAGGTTCGTGGAGGATGAAGGCTTTGTCCCCGGTGAGGGTGAAGAAACGGTTACGGACGCCAGGGGGCGGTACAAGGGTGGCAGAGAGGGTGACATAACCAAGCTTGCCATGATGGTGGCCCTTCAGCGGCAGGACGATCCAACCGGGCAAGATCAAGAGGCATGGGCGAAGCTTCGGCAGGCTCACGAAGAGGTAATAGGGAACGACCCTGATGCCCAGATGATATTTGAGGCTGAAATCTTTAATGCCGACTCAGACCTTGCCGCTGACCGTGCAGCCAACGTAATCAACACGGAGCTGGGAGAGATCGCTAACCCGGAGAAACGGAAGAGCCGCGCCGTAGAGTCAACCATAAGCCTTGCACCGGCAGACATAATAGGGGCAGAGGAGGAGCTTGACCCAGAACTGGAAGAGAATTTCGCAAACTACAAGGGCGAACTGCTAGAGGAACGCAACAGTCTTGTAGGCGAGTTGATGGAGGTAAACAACAATATCAACTTGGCCAAAGCCGGTATAGAAGATTCTGCTGTTGACCCGGATCAAAGGGCTGCCTACGAACAGATGCTTGTTGGCAGACGGGGGGAGCTAGCTGGAAGAATACAGGCCATCAACGCAGAGATCGAAGGCATAGACCAGCGACTGTCAAAGGTGGGTCGGGCCACGCCGGACATTGACCTTCTTGATGTCCCGCAAACATTCGACCCGGAAGCCAGAAGAGAAGAAGCAGAGCAGGCTTTAGATATTGAAACCCGGCTGGTCGCAAGACTGCGTGAAGAACTTGCAGAGCTTGAAGAGCTTGAGAAGGAAGAACTAGACACGGCAGAGAAACAAAAGTATTGGGATGACTTACACCAAGAACTAGCAGATGACCGCGCCGCGCTGGAGGAACTTCGCGACCAGATGGAAGCTCAACTGTTGGACAGGCTGGCCGCATTAGAGACGACAGACACCAGCGAGTTTTCCGAGGAGGACTTACAGGGCCACGCAGAACTAGTTCAGATTACTAGGGAACAACTGGAGGGAGGAGTAACTTCCGGGCAGGCCGCAGCAGCCGTCGGGTTAACCTCTGACCAGTTAAGCAGGCTGGTTCGATACACGGAAGGCAACACGGACTGGAACAAACACCGGCCAACCCCGGCAAAACTAGTTCCAAGAAGATTAGGTGGGGCAAGGACAGTCGGGACTGCTCAAGACTTGACCTCCCTAGAGCGACGCAAGGCTAGGGTAGAGAGTGAAATTGCGGGGCTTAAAAAGAAACCGGCAACAAAAAAAGCTCCGGTCAAAACACAAACTAAAGCAGCTGTAGCAGCAACGGAGCAACACAGGAAAACGCGGGGGGTTGTCCGAATCCTTCCAACCATTGAAGGAAAGACTCAATTAGAAAGAGCCGAACAGGAGCTTGCCGGAATAAAGGCTGACATCGCTAGAATAAGGGAAGCTGAAACAGTTGTAAGAGGCCCGGATCAATTAACGGCAGGCGAACTGAACGCCGCAATCAAAGGCCAAAAGCTGCTCATCAAGAGGCTGGAGAATCGTGTGGCTGCCGGTGAAACGGTATTCAAGGGAACCGGACAATCCATCCTGTCAGAAATAGAGGCCCGCAGAAAGCTGGTCGAAGAACTGGAAGCTAAACACGCAACAAAGAAAAAAGCGCAACAGACAGCAGCAGAATTTGACACAGAGAAGAACGCCAAGAAATCACAAACCCTCGGAATAGAGCAAGCCCTTGACCAAGCCGAAGAGCAAAAAACAGCCGCAACCAAGAAGTTCGACAGACTGGTTGACTCTCTAAAGGGCCTGTCTCCAGAGGAAAGAACTAAACTAGATCAACAAAAAGCCAACATTAACGCTGTTAACAGGCTGGATAAAAAGATTAGTAATAACATAAAGAAGATAGACAGCCTTGAGAAAAGGATCAGCAAAGCTGTAAAACAAAGCACAAAAGATAATCTCCGAAAACAATCCAATGCATTAAAGTCTGAGAACACAAAGTTAAGCAATGATAAGCGGCTAATAATCGGTGTAGAAAGTGGCCTGACGAAGGAAGAGGCGCTAGACCCGGAAACGGATATTCAAGATACCAAGAAGGCGCAGAACGATGCCATTGTTGATGATTGGGTTGATGCCAATAACGAAGTCACTAACACACAACGCGAGTTACGGGATGCCAGCAAGCGTGATCCGCTGGATGTCAGGAATGTTGAGATCATATCCCACTTCGGTTCTGACCGGGGGCTGGCCGAATACGGAAGGGGAGACACAAACAAGCAAGACAGGGAACTGAAGGCAGGGCCAGCTTACTATGAGGTAGGAACAAACGACACAACCCAAGCAACCAAGTGGGGCAGGGAAGCGACAGAGACTTTAAATAAATATAAAAAAGCCACGAGCGAAGAGGAAAGAACAAGGCTGGCTCAACAACTCGCCTCCCAACTGGCAAGGGGCGCAAATGTCCGTGGAACATCTGGAGTGTCCCGCAGGGGAATTTCATTCATTGCCCCAGATGGAAAGATATGGGTGCTAGGGATAAGCCGCAGCGGGAAGGACAAAACCAGCTACAGCCTAGTGCCGCCAAAGACAGATCCAAATGACAATGTTGGTTACGAAGGCGTACTGTTTGAGGACTTGCTGGCCCAAGGGTTTATTCCGTTTGCTGCGATTCGACTTCGGAACCCGGCTGTCAGGCTTAACTACAAGATAGAGTCTGCTGAAGAGTATGAGAACATAGTAGCCCCCATAAAGCGGGAGGTTGTCGATACGCCTGCATTCATGGAACAAGTGTCTCAGGGGCCGATTAGTAAAACGGTTTCCTTGAACGCAATCATCGAGAAGGTTGAGCCGGTGTTTGATGCTGGGACTGTATCAAGGACGGGTATTCGCCTCGGTGAAACAGATGCAGCAAGAGCCGCGAGCCGAACCTCCCCCGTTGACGAACCAACAGAAATAGGAGAAGGGCCAGTTACCCCGGCAGAAGCTATCGTCGAGGCTGAAGAAATTGTAGAAGATATAGAAGTTAAAATCCTGACGGAAGAAGGTGCTGGCAATGTTTTCGACATACTGAACAAGGTAGACGACACACCTGTAGAAGTTGTGGTGAACCCGGAAACGGGCCTTGTGGTGCAAAGCGAGGAAGATTCGATCAGTAGCGTCGAAGAGGCGATTGACGAGGTTATAGAATCGGACGAACAACTCGATAACCTTGTCGAAACACTAGGCAAGGCTTCCGCAACCAAGGGCATAAGGTTTGTAGAATTTTTAACAGATCACATACTAAAGATTTATGAAGAAAACGCAGGATCAAAAGAAGCGTTCGTTGAGGCGTTCCTCGGTAGCGACTCTGCTCAAATTATTGGCGAGCAAATACGAGCAGAAGCATTCAACGAAGAACTCAATCGCGACGACACAAACCAGCAGCTAGATAATCTGGTTGCCAAAAAGCAAAAGGAAGAGTCAGACCCGAACTCTAGAGAGGATACTGTTGCCGAAGAAGAACAGGAGGCTTGGGATGTTGTCTTCCACCAGGGGAGCCTGTCATGTCTGTTCCTCTAGGGTTAGGCGGCCCGACGGGCAGTATTTCCGGTTACTCAACATTCGACAGGTTATGCGAAAACTGCTCCGGGAAGGTGATGCGCTTTTTCAAGGACATGGGGATACCTGTAACTTATGCTGTCATCACATCCAAAAGCCCTGTAGGAAAAGGGAATATAGCCCATTGGGTTGCAGTCGTAAATATTAACGGAAAGACTTATGTTGTAGATGATCCACAAACCAACTTGATAGAGGACGCGCCGGAAGCTGGTGAGGTTGAATCAACTAGAGAGAGGTACATTGGCGAGGCCCCTGAAATGGAGGGTCAAGGCAGAGTTATCAAGGACACTTTCGATCCTGTACTAATCCCTGTCACACCAGAAGCTCTGGAAGCTGCCTACGGACAGACTATAAAAGAGGAAGTTCTAATTAAATCGGGGGTATTGAAGGGTGATGTGTTTTCTGAAAGCTACAATCAGGTAGAGAGAAACATAGAAAAAATTACCAAGGCAGCGGCAGAGATTGGTGGGGCAACTGAAACACAACAAGAGGAAGCACCTGCTCCCAAACCGTTCGTCGCCAACGAAATCAACAAGGACGGCGAGACGGTACGGATGACCTCCGAGCAGTACCAAGACCCTGCCTTTAGAAAAGCTAACAAACTTGATCCGCTTGAATACTTTGTAGACGAGAAGACCAAGAAGAAAATGCTGGTTAACCAACCCTCGTCAGGGCCGGACATCACCAGAGATCGCAATGCTCCAGACAGGCCTCACAGCGCATACCCAAGAGTTTCCCAGCATAAGCTAAACAAGATTTTCGCATACCTGATAGAACGACTACGCACCTTGGGTGTGCAGGTGGAGGTGACTGAAAGAGAGTTTGCCAACGCAGCGACTAAAGCCAAGGCAATGTTCGGGTTCGCCAATGGAAAGCCGATCATCGTGCTGGCCATGAACTCTCTGGAGAACGCAACCACACAGAATTTATACGACCTGCTTCACGAGATTGGCCACGCTGCGACAGCGGATATGCCCAAAGAGGCTAGGCTGCGGGTGCTGGCTGCCATTGCCAAGCTCAACGATTCAGTCCTCAAGATACCGGGACGCAAGTACAGGATCCCATTGGACGAAGCTGGCGAACTTGATGCTGAGATCGAACAGGAGGAGAGGTTGGTTGAAGCTATTGCACAAGCGTTGATAAGCGAGAACTTTGACCCGACAACGGCTAACACTCTAGCTAGTAAGATTGTCAGGTTTTTCCGTAACCTTATGCTGGCCGTTAAACAGGCTTTCCATCGCATGATGGGTCACGACGGCGAGGTTGCGCTGAACTATTTCAAGGCACAGGTCGAGGCAATGCTTACAGGCAATGAGGCTCCGGCATATTTAAGCTGGGTTTCTGGGTATAAGTATTCTGTCAGCGAACGGATGGACTCAATGGAGCTTGAGGATTCTGATTCCGTAATTGATTCGATATATGACCTAGCCGGTTTCAGCAAGGAATACAAACTGGTGGTTGGAGATTCGCCAGAGGCAGTTGAGCATAACATCAGATGGGCCGGGATACGGTTCACCGTGGAGAGGGATGACCTTTCACCTGAAGATCTGGCTGCATCAAGGATGAGAGCGCAAAGGATTATAGCATCTGATAACGCTCTTAACGAAATACTGATCGGCCTGCACGACACATTCAGGCGCACAGGAGGCAGCCGGTTTTCCGGGATCAGCAGGGAGGAATTCGTAAACCTGCTTACCAACGGGAAACTTCCTAGTGACAGGATCAAGGCAGCCATAGAGGCATCAAAGGACGAATCGCTTGCCAACACGCAGATGCAAGACCTTGAAGGTGAGGAGGCAAAACAATCTGCCGCTGTCATGCTTCACAGGCATCTGTCATCCATTGAAACCAGACTCAAGAATCTCAGCGACGAAGCTAATATTGAGCTATCAGAAAGCGTCCCCGGTTCCTCGGTAAACAAAAACAAGAAAGCACACGAAGACCTTATAAAGCTGACCACCAAGTATGAGGATCTTGGGGTTATGCAGGATCATATCTACAGGATTTCAAATGAACTGATAAACGGGATGGCAGAGAAAACTGATAAGACCATCCCCAGGGTTCTGAAGGAGCTTGGATTAAAGGCAACAGCAAAAGAGATTGAAACAGCTAGAAACAAAAGGCTGGGTGATAAATTTATTGATGCCCTTGAATATCTCTCAACCGAGATTACCGAGTGGGGAAGGGGTACTGCCAAGTCAATACAGAAGAAGATAGCCCTACTTGGCAACCCTGTAACTGACATCCTCAATGACCCGGCCACCCTAGCGTTGGCCATATCCATTGGAAGAAACCAGAAAACAGCAATGGCTCTGCTCGCCTTACGCAGGGAAGATATGCAAGGGATGAAGCAGGCGTTCAACAAAGCTCTTGCCGCATCCATCTCAGGGAACGTGAAGGCTGCACTTAATGGGTGGAACACAAAGGTAAACAGCAGTACGAGAACAGACGCTCCCTTTGAAAGGATAGCAACTAAACTGCGAAAGGTATTAGATAAAATAGCCAAGGCCCAAAAAGTATCCGAAGCCACTCGTGAGGACTTGGACGAGTATGAAAGGAGAAATGCTTTATACGAAAAACTGACTGACCCCATTGCAGAGTACAAGGAAGAGGTTGGTGCGATCTTCGGGAAAGAAAGCGTATTGCCTAATTGGTTAGCCACCAAGGATGGAAAGGGTGGGCAGCAATGGAAAGAGTGGGCAGCCATAGACGGGGCCGTGTATGTAGTGCCACCAAACCCAGCGGCCAGCCTGAACGAACTAAAGAATCCGAAGAATCATAGCAAGCTTGACCTGATGGACATAAAGAACATTGGGCAGATTGTTAGGGACATCGAGAAGATGAACGCTTGGCTGCTGGCCCAGCCTATAGAACGCAGAGGTGGCGAGTACAACATGATTAAGCGCATGGTGGACAGGATGACTGAGTTGCAGGCCATTCAATATCACCGTGAGTTAGGCAACAGCCTTGTCGTTCGCCTTATGGGAAGCTTAACTGACAGGCTGGAGACGGTGGGAACGCCTGCGGCATCCAAGATTGCGGCACAACTTAAAAGGTTTGCTTATTACATAGCTTCATATGCTGGCCACGGAAGTAAGTCTGCAATCCGCAATGGCAAGTTGTGGAGTAACAAGCTTCAAAAGGCCAGAATCAAGATGAAGGACGCAGGCCTTAACTATGACCTGAAGACATTCAAGAGGGTTATGTATGGCCCTGCGATGCAATACTTTCACCACAGAAGAGACATACTCAATGACGCGCCAAACCGCGAGACAGGCGAGGACAGGTTGATCGAGTCTTGGCTGAACAGTAAAATCTCGTCCGACCCCATAATGAAGCCAGCTATTGACGCAGCTAGAGGTGAGCTTCGGGCGTTCTATAAACAGACGGCAGTTAATTCCAGACAGATAGCTGATGTTGCCTCGAAAATGGGAGTGATGGTTTACGACGACGAGGGTGGTTATTTCAGGGAGAGAATTGGATCAAGCCTGACGACCACCATGAGGCACACAAACGACACAGCAAAGAATGTTTGGCGATTCATGTCACCTGTATGGGGTCATAACAAAAGGAAAGAAAGCGAACTCGCTGGGGTATCAGAACGCCCGGATGCAAACAATTTAACTGAAGAAGAGTTCAATGATTATGTGGCGAACAGATTTGGGGACTTGCGAGTTGTAGGCGAATTTGTTTTTCCCATTGTTCTCAGGCCCGGAAGCAGCGTGTTTTACGACATAGACGGATCTGTCCTTCCCAGAAAGTGGGTGCTGGATTCCCTACAGGAAAACGTAGGCCCAAGTGGGAGCAACATGGTTGGGTTCCTTAACTCCCTTACAGAAAGAGCAGGGATAGAGAAGGATGATGTCAGGAGGTTTCAAGCTGGCATCGTAAACAGGTTCCAGAGTTTCTTCGACAAGCTCGATTCCGTGGTCGACCAGCAAAACAAAGAGAGCGGCTTCCTTGGAGGCAAGGCTGCTGTTCCTATTCATGTAATGATGGACGCCCGCAAGTTCAATGATTTCCCCCTTGAGTGGGTTGATTACGCAGACTTCACGGAGCGCAGGATGTATCAGTTTGTAAAGAACCTATCCGCTGAAGCCGCATTCGGCAGGGACATGGTGCAGGTACATAACGACTTTGCCCTTGCCCGTAATGACATAGGTGCAGCTATGGCGTTGCACGAGGAAATAGAAGCCGAGATTGGGAAGATGGGTTTGCTCAGTAGGCTAGGGCCAGCTTGGCTTAACTGGGGTAAAAGGTCTTACAATAAGAGGTATGATGAGTTGGCAGCCGACAAGCAAAGCAAGTATGGCCCCAAGTATACCGGCAAATTCCTGCGAAAATCAATTTCCATGGGAAGGTTCATAGACGGAATCGAATCATCCTTTAAGGCTTACTTGGCCAAGGAGCGGGACTCTGCCCTGGAATTTACCGTTTGGAACGAACTGATCCGCGCACTCACCGGGTTGATTGTCCAGTCTCCCGGCACAGCCTTGGTGGATACTATCGCCATCGTTGAGCAACCTTGGAGGAAGATGGGCTTCAACAAGTTCGGGTTCCAGATGATGATGAAGAATATCACAGGCTCATTCGGGATCGGGGCAGGCAGCTTCTTTCAGGTGTTCAACAGGAGCATCAAGTTCGCGCATGATGACATGGCCAAGATGATGGAGCTTGGGTTGGATGACGCCACCGCTTCCCTAGAAGGGGGATGGTTTAAGCGGCTCACAACAGAGTTCAGGTCTAATATGTCTGATGAAATGATAGGCCAGAATATGCTCACGAGGGGGGTAGAGCGCACGGCAAGGGGTATCCGGGCATTCCTAGAAGCCGGTAAAGGCCGACCTGAAGAAGGAAGGGGAGCGTTCCCGGCCTTCCGGCCACAGGCTATTTTCAGCCAGATTGCAAAACAGTCAGCCATGGCCAACACCATCACCACCTGGAAAATGTTCCGAAACTTTGTGGCCAATGCGGCAGACTACATCGAGGCACACCCCGAAACGATGAAGGTATATCAAGAGAAAGGGATGATCTTCAACGAGAACGCGCTAGGGGCAGAAGGCCTGAACAATGCTCTTAATGAAATGGGATACGGGAGGTCGTTCCTGTTCTTCAGCAATAAAAAGGCTTACCACAATATGTACAACACTCTGGTTGAGGGTGGGTTCAACCTAGAAAAGGTGGCCTTGGATTACATTGAGAGAAGGAAAACTGACTCAAAGGCTGACCCATTAGCCGCCAGTTATGCCCCGGAAAACTCCCTTCTTATGGCTTTAGCTCACACCACAACCTCTCAAGTGATGCTAGAAACCGATGTGACCACCCGATCCCCCATGTTCCTGAACAACTCGTTCGGCTATATGGCAATGCCCCTGCTTGGGTGGTCTTGGCAGAAGTTCGTGGATATCAATAAGTCAATGGCCAAGGATCGTGACGCTCACGGTGCATTTCTGGGAACCATTGAGAGCCTGAAGACTTACCAAGCGATTTTGCCATTAGGTATGATCTACGCCATGTTGCGGGATGAATATGACGAGGAGATAGTGGGCAAGAAGAGTAGCCTGCAATCAGGTAAGGGCTTGTTCTTTAAGGGAGACGGAATGCCCAGCATCAAGGAAATACAGACTGATCCGTACAACTCCCTACAGGTTGCCGCCGAACGGTTTGATCGAGTAGGCATATTCGGGCTGGGCGGGGAGTTTCTTAATACCACCCTCAATTCAGAGTCAGCACGAGAGTTGAGCATAGATAGCCGTGTGTACGCCCTGAACACGTTTCGTAATACAACAAGGGTTCTGACCGCGCTGGCAATCCAAAGGCCGGAGAACGCCACCTACGCCACCATTTACAGGCCCCTGCTTTCCGCTTACGGGGGGGCCGGGTTCCTTCAATATGGGCAGATAATGAATAATGCGATGGCCAAGATGGGCGGGGAACCCCTGTTTGAAACTGAATATGCAATGGCCCAGCGTATCGGGACTAACAATTTCCTCCGGGCTGCTGGCCGATATCTGGATCTCGATGTCCGAACCTTCTCTGGAACAAGGGGTATCACCACCACCAGAATGCGCCCTTGGGTTAGCGATATGTTGATGGCGGCGGTCGTGGACGATGAGCAATGGTTCGATGAATCGTGGAGAAGGGCGGTCGAGGAAGCAGAGGCTATGGGTAAAACAGATCCCGTTGACACCGTTAAGCGCAGTTTTCAGGCATATCACCCCCTTCGGTACATCTACCAGACCATGCCGACAGAGTTGGAATATATGGATATCTTGAACAGCATTGAGGAAACAAGCGGGATAGAGGGGAAAATACAGGTTCAGCAGACCATACGGAACATAAACGATTACGGCACTTTACTGGGGATAACGCCAAGCGAAGGCAAGGTGGACAAGGCCCCTACCGCAACATCTGTTAAATCCAGACTACGCCGGGAAGTGTTTTCTGACTTTCGGAAGCCGCGCAAAGAGGACATTCTAGCCAGGGTTTCTGGATTCTAATTGAACTGTAACACTAAATAATATAAGAACACTCACGACATGATACTATCGAATAAAATATCAGTACCAAGAACGGTCAGCGTGGCAAGCGTAACATCCGCTGGCACTCTGATTACAGCACCGAGCGCAGGGAAGAATGTAGTCCTTGTAGACTTGATAAACGCAGACGGCTCAAACATAGCCACGCTGAAAGATAAACACGGTTCCGCTGCGGCAGACACACTTGCCCTGGTTCCAGTCAGCACGGCCATAAGCCTGAATGCACCTATCCTAGTTTCAACAAAAAAAGTGGTAACAGGCTCCGCCCATGCAGTTGCAAACGGCATCACGGTGACGGTAGAGAAACTGGCTGCTGCGCTGGCGTCCGGTGATGTAATCACTTTTGCCGGGGGAGGTGTTTTAACGCTTACATCAGCAGCTAACGCCGCAGCAACAAGTCTAGCTGGCAACCTTACAGTCGCAGCAATCACCGCTGGAGAAAAAGGTTACACCACGGTTAAGGTTGATGTTGTCACCTCCACTAAATTTACCGCTACCTATATGGTTGAAGATTAAGTATGGCATTTACCCAAAAGTCTTCTTCAGTAATCCAGCGGGACGAGGGTGAGTTTCCCCAACTGCCGGATCAGGCCGAGGCCCGGATGAAGGGCTGGTGGTCAGACACCGTGGCTGTTCTTGACAGGGTCAGGGACAAGATAGGAGAGATTGAGTCAACCACGGGGGCGAAAGGAGAAAAAGGAGATAAGGGCGATAAAGGCGACACCGGGAATGCCGGGGCTGCCGGGACAAGTGCTACAGCAGAAGAGTTAAAAACGATATTGAACATCCAAGGCGACGCAGTAGGCACACTAAATGAACAAGAAGTGGAAAATAAAATTATAGGTGGAGGATCATTCTAATGGGAAACGTACTAAAAATTAAATCACGGCAGACGGGTTCGGCGGGTGCGCCATCCTCTCTAGCCAGAGCCGAGGTAGCATATGACGAACTTGGCGAAATCTTTTACATAGGACACGGCTCTGGAACTGACGCTTCACGCAGCAAGAATGCTATAGGAGGTGTCGGGGCATTCGTGGACAAAGGAACAGCCCAGACCATTACCGGGGCTAAAACCATGTCTAGCTCCAGTAACGCCTTTACGGGTGATGGCTCCGCGCTGACCAGCCTTAACGCAACCCAGCTAACTTCAGGCACGGTTCCTGTTGGGCGACTTGACAATGCCTCAACCACACAGGAGGGCATCGTTGAGTTGGCGACTGGCGCAGAAACCAATACGGGAACAAGCACCACCAAGGCAGTTACCCCTGATGGATTGGATGATTGGACTGGTTCCGCACAGATTGTAACGGTAGGCACTATCGCCAATGGAACATGGAACGCCACGGCAATAGCCGCTGGAAAGCTGCCTGCACTAGACGGGATCACGGCTCCAGCCAACAATTTAAGCCTTAACTCAAAGAGGATCACATCACTCGCAACCCCTAATGCTGACACCGATGCCGCTACTAAAGGCTATGTAGATTCAAAGGCCCAAGGGTTGGATGTCAAGGAGAGCGTGAGGCTCGCAACCGCAGCCGACTTGCCCGCCTGTACTTATGCCCAGCCTGACAGCACATCTGGCGATGGGGCGACACTAACGGCAAATGCTAATGGTGCGTTGACAATTGATAGCGTTGCCGTTGCCTTAAATGACAGGATTCTGGTGCAGCACCAGGGGTCAGGAACGGAGACTCACGCCCATAACGGAATATATACTGTAACCACCCTCGGGACAGGGAGTGCGGCTTGGGTCTTAACAAGGGCAACGGACTTTGATGAGAACGACGAAATCACCTCTGCTGCATTTGTTTTTGTTGAGGCAGGGAGTACCAACGCTGACAGCGGTTTTGTTTGCACCACAGACGGAGACATCACCTTTTCAAGTGACACGTTTAGTGGCGTTGGATGGACGCAGTTTTCTGGTTCAGGCTCCATAACTGCCGGGGATGGCATAGCGCAAAGCGGTGTAGTTTTAAGTGCCGACCTGAAGACAAACGGCGGACTTGTAATTGAATCCAGTAAGATTGCGGTTAAGCTGGACGCAAGCTCGATCACAGGAACCCTTGCAATTAGTGACGGCGGTACTGGGGCTACCTCTGCTTCCGCTGCCAGGACTGCGTTGGGTGTTGCTATTGGTTCAGATGTTCAGGCTTACGACGCACAACTGGCGGACATAGCCGGATTAACCCCAACCAACAACGAGTTTATAGTTGGCAATGGCAGTAACTTTGACACAGAAACGCCAGCACAAGCTCGCACTTCCCTTGGCCTTGGCTCTATAGCAACTCAAGCCAGTACAGCCGTTAACATAACGGGGGGGACAATTACCATGGGAACAGCAGATAGTGTCACTATAGATTGTGGAACATTTTAAGACATGGCTAATACCGTTAAGATTAAGCGGAGTACCACTTCGGGCAACACTCCGACACTTTCCGAAGGTGAGCTAGGTGTAAACATCACAGACGAAAAGCTCTGGGTCGGCGACGGCTCAACCAACATACTTCTAAACCCTTCTGCATCCGTTGACTACCTCCCGCTAACAGGGGGAACGCTGACGGGTGCGTTAACGGGTACTACTGCTGCGTTTAGTGGTAGCGACACAACGCCACAATTAAAAGTCAGCGGCGGCAACGCTATGCTTGAGCTGGATGATACGACTAGCGGGAGTGCGTTTAATATATTCAGCAACGGCAACTGCTTGCGAATGGCCCGAACCGGGGCTGGCGGTTATCCAGCTAGTTATTTTGAGTTAAACACTACAGGTCAAGTTGGCATCGGAGTGGCGAGCGGAACGTATCAATTGAACGTAGGAGGGTCAGGAAACTTCAGCGGTGCGCTGACGGGTACTAGTGCTACGTTCACGGATGGAAGGCTCACCGTGGCCAGCACCACCAATGAGTCAATCATCGTAGATAATACTAGCATAGGTAATTCGGGTAGCAATACATGGACTTGGCATTCTTTCAAGGCTGGCGGGACGAGAAAATGGCGAGTCTTTGGCAGGGGTAATTCAACCGCACAAGACCTTGAGTTCTGGAATGACGGACAAAGTTTAGCGCAACTCAATCTGGGCAGCGATGGGACATCCACATTCAGCGGGTATGTAGGAATTTCTGGCCTTGATCTCGGTGTTGGATGGGGCGACCTAAACACAGGCATATTTGGCCGAGGCACGGCGAACACAAGTAGCTATCTTCAGTTAAGGGTTAACGGTGGAACTGCGGCGATACATATAGATGATGATAGAAATGTCGGGATCGGGACTGCTGCTCCAGATCAGAAACTTCATGTAGGTGGAGGACATATACTTCTAGATAATAATCAGGAGATAAGACAGAAAGATTCGGGAGGTACGCAAAGAACTGTCTTGGAACTAGATAGCAGTAATAATTTCAACGTGGGCGGAAGCTATGGTGGAGATTTAATATTCCGAGGTGCATCCTATGCCGAGAAAATGAGGATGAAAAGTGACGGCAAAGTCGGCATTGGAGTTGTTCCTGCGACAGATTGGGATGACGCACACGAAGCAATACAGCTAGGTCTGACTGCTTCACTTTTTAGTGGCGGCGCGGCAACTGGTTGGACGCAGTTGATGAAGAACGGTCGGTATGTAGGGAGCGGAGTTTACAAGTACATCACAACTGACGAAGCCTCTCGCTACAACCAAAAGAATGATGGGACACACCATTTTGACGTAGCTCCTTCTGGGACTGCTAACGCTGCAATTACATTTACAACTGCTTTATCTATTATAAACAACGGCAATGTCGGCGTTGGGACTACTGCGCCGGGGGCAGCTTTACATATTTACGATGATTCCGGGCTAAAGATTTCAGACGGCAGCGGGGGAGCAAACAATTTCCTCAAACAGGCTACAAATGGTTTGCAGATTCAGTCGGGCAACGGCAGCAATATAATGCAGTTCCATAACGGCAGCCTGCGTGTCGGTATCGGGACTGCCTCGCCAGCAAGTGTGCTGAACATTTCCTCTGCGGGAATAGCAGACCCAACTCCGACTTACTCAACAGCGAGCGGAAGTATTTACCTGCACAACTCGTCTGGAGGAACCACCAATTCAACTGTAGGTGTGTTTGGCTGGCAGGCTGGTACTGGCATCGGTTCTGGAATCGGGTTTGCGAGAGAAAACAGTAGCGACTGGGGATCGCAAATTAGATTTTACGTCCACCCAACAACAACCTCCAACCTCCCTAACTTGACGGAGGCTATGCGGATAACGGCGGCGGGGAATGTCGGCATCGGGACTACTTCGCCGGGTACACCTTTAGAGGTAAAAAGAACTGGAAACGGATCAATACTTCGCTTAACTCAAGCGACCACTACAAGTTCATTTGCAGAGATGCATTTTGAGTGTGGGTCAGATGCTTATATTTTTAAAGCGGGGTCTACTTATACCAGTTATGGTGGCACATATGCTTTAAATCTCTATGGCGATGCAAACACACCTATCGCGTTCCATCCCGGTGGTGTGAACAATGCTCTTTTTCTAGCCACAAGCGGCAATGTCGGGATCGGAACAACCAGCCCCGGCAACTGGAAGCTATATGTCAACGGTGACACTTTATTGAAGGGCGATGTGGAGGTTGATTCTGCTTTGGATGTGGGCGGTGCGCTGACGGGTACTACTGCTACATTTAGTCAGGCTATTGAGGTTCAAAATGGAGCCACAAATGATGGCAAGGTTCAGTTAAGTTCATCTGCCAGCTATTACCTCCGAGGCGGCGCAACCCTTGGCTACACTCGGT